TCAGGATGTTTATTTAACTGGTAATCCGCAAATTACCTTTTTCAAAGTAGTTTATCGTCGTCATACTAACTTTGCTATTGAAGCTATCCAACAAACTTTCAACGGTAATGCCGGTTACGGTAATACTGTAACCTGCCAAATATCACGCAACGGCGATTTAATAAACCGTATGTATTTACAGGTTGATGTCCCTAAAAAGAAAAATCTCACTACCCCAACTACCAGCACATACCAAAATTATCTCGGGTTGCGCTTAATAAAATCCGTTGTTATTGAAATTGGTGGCCAACAAATAGATAAGCATTATTCTGATTGGCTTTACATCTGGAACGAATTATCTCTTCCTATCGGCAAACGCTATGCATATGATACTATGGTCGGTGCCGACAAAGATATATTAGGCGGCGGCTTTGTTAATTCAGCTATAACTGACACAACTCTATATATTCCCTTCGAGTTCTGGTTTTGCCGAAATGTAGGTCTTGCACTGCCTTTAATCGCTCTTCAATATCACGAAGTCAAAGTAAAAATAGATTTTGAAATTAAGGCCAACTGCATATCTGTTGGCACCGGCTCATTAGACGATTTTGAACCTATTAAAAATATCTCTTTATGGGCTGATTATATCTTCTTAGATACCGATGAACGCCGAAGATTCGCTCAATTATCCCACGAATATTTAATAGAACAGCTACAATTCACCGGCACTGAACCCCTAGTTCCCGGCACCAACAGAATCAAGCTCAACTTCAATCACCCTTGCAAAGAACTTGTATGGGTCGCAAAAACAACCACGACAGTTAATAAAACCAGATGGTATGATTACACCAATAAGGATAATGTTGAAAATTATGACTCATATAAATTAGCGTTTGGCGGTTCTGCTGATGCGGGAGGACAACGTACATCAAACTATTTAGTTATATCCGATGTCAAACCCCCGACAAATAACAACCCTTTTATTAATGCCATCCTCCAATTAAACGGCAACGATCGTTTTGCTGTAAGAGAAGGCGATTATTTCAATTATGTTCAGCCCTTCCAGCATCACACCAACGTTCCCGTACATAATTCTATAAATGTGTATTCGTTTGCCCTAAAACCCGAAGATCACCAACCGAGCGGCACCCTCAATATGTCTCGTATTGACACTGCAACTTTGATGGTTAATGCTGCTAATCCTGCTGATACTGGTCTAACATACCAAGGCATCAATATATACGCGGTCAATTACAACGTCCTTCGTATATTATCAGGTATGGGCGGCCTTGCTTATTCCAATTAAAAATATAATAAAGATATCAACTATAATAAAAATTATAAAAGAGTCGTGTTATATAATTTCCTTTTTTTTTTCTCCTCTAATAGTATAAAGAATATAGCGTAAATGGGTGGTGGTCTTCTTCAATTAGTAGCTTATGGTGCTCAGGATGTTTATTTAACCGGTAATCCGCAAATTACCTTTTTCAAAGTAGTTTATCGTCGTCATACTAACTTTGCTATTGAAGCTATCCAACAAACTTTTAACGGAACTCCCAACTTTGGCAATCGTGTAACCTGCCAAATATCTCGTAATGGCGATTTAATACACCGTATGTATTTATCTGTTGTTAATTATTATTCGGGCACTAATGCTAGCGTATGTCCTTATTTCGGTCTCCGTTTAATAAACTATGTAGAAATTGAAATCGGTGGTCAAAAGATAGACAAGCATTATTCTCACTGGATGTATGTATGGAATGAACTCTCGCTTCCCATATCAAAGAAAGATGCCTATAAAAAGATGGTAGGTGCTAATGATATGCTCACGACAATAGGAACTTCTACTGCTGGTGCTAATCTATATATCCCCTTAGAGTTTTGGTTCTGTCGCAACGTAGGTTTAGCCCTTCCTTTAATCGCTCTACAATATCACGAAGTTAAAATTAACATCCTCTTTGAAACGAAAGAGAATTGCAGAGGTGCCTCTACTGATGTCAACCCCCTATCGTCTGTTTCATTATGGGTTGATTACATCTTCTTAGATACCGATGAACGCCGAAGATTCGCTCAATTATCCCACGAATATTTAATAGAACAGCTACAATTCACCGGTACTGAAAGTGTATCTGCTGCTGCAGCCATTAAACCTAAATTATCTTTCAATCACCCTTGCAAAGAGTTAGTCTGGTTCTGCTCTTCCGATCACACCTCTACTGTTGCCGATAAGCACGTAATTAATAATAACTGGGTTAATTATTCAAGTGCAGTTAATACCTACGGTCAAGCTTCTTCGGTATTATATACTCCTACAAGCGCAATTACTTCAGCTAATCCTATAAAATCTGCCAAACTTGTATTAAACGGCAATGATCGCTTTTCTGCAAGACCCGGTTCATATTTCAATTTAATACAACCCTACCAACATCACGAAAATATCCCCTCCAACCCCGGCATCAACGTGTATTCATTTGCCCTAAAACCGGAAGAGCACCAGCCCAGTGGCACTCTCAATATGTCTCGTATTGATACCGCCGTTCTCAATTTAGAGATTGACCAAACTGGTAGCTACGCAACGACTAATACTTATTCAAAGAATCTTCACGTTTATGCTGTAAATTATAATGTACTTCGTATATTGTCTGGTATGGGCGGCCTTGCTTATTCCAATTAAATTATATTATATATTTATTTATATATGTTGTTAAATTGCTATAAAGTTCCTTTTTTTTTTCTCCTCTAATAGTATAAAGAATATAGCGTAAATGGGTGGTGGTCTTCTTCAATTAGTAGCTTATGGTGCTCAGGATGTTTATTTAACCGGTAATCCTCAAATTACCTTTTTCAAAGTAGTTTATCGTCGTCATACTAACTTCGCTATTGAAGCTATCCAACAAACCGCTTCGGGAAGTAATTCACTAGGCTCTCGCGCCACCTATCAAATTACTCGCAACGGTGATTTAATACACAGAGTGTATTTCTACGGAAAATTAAGAAATACTAGCACTTCAGACAATATTGCTTTAGTTCCAAACGTTGGCCAAAGGTTATTGAAAACCGTAGAATTAGAAATTGGCGGACAACGCATAGATAAACATTATTCGGAATGGCTTTACATATGGAATGAACTTTCACTACCTTATGGCAAGCGCGAAGGCTACTATAAAATGATTGGTGCCAACGTAGAGAACTGCTGTACTAAATTGTCGGGGGCTAAATCATATGAATTATATGTTCCCTTAGAGTTCTGGTTCTGCCGTAATGTAGGCTTGGCACTTCCTTTAATCGCCCTTCAATATCACGAAGTTAAAATTAACATAGAATATGAATCTGGCACAAATCTTTGCGATACCAGTGCTACAAATTATTGTATAGAGAATGATATAGCAGTCACAGGTGTCACAAACAGCGGTTTTTCTACAGCCATTACTCTTGACGATCCCACTTTATGGGTTGATTACATATTCTTAGATACCGATGAACGCAGAAGATTCGCTCAATTATCTCACGAATATTTAATAGAACAGCTACAATTCACAGGCACCGACACTATAACTTCTTCTGGTTCAAATCCCGATGCTATGAAGAGCTTACGTATGAACTTCAATCATCCCTGCAAAGAACTTGTATGGGCTATCAGAAGTTCAACTGATGCAAACAAAGTATATTGGAATAACTTTTCAACTGCAAATGCTGATATTACTACCGGAACAAACACTTTCAATAACTATGTCATGTCTAAAAACCCTGTAATGCAGGCAAAAATAATGCTTAACGGCAATGATCGCTTCGCCACCAGACAAGGCGAATATTTCTCGTTAGTCCAACCCTATCAACACCACGAGAATACCCCTGATATGTACCACAAGGGCATCAACGTTTATTCGTTCGCCCTAAAACCCGAAGAACATCAACCAAGTGGCACCCTCAATATGTCCCGTATTGATACCGCTGTCCTATCTCTATCATCAAGAATTGCCGGCACTATCCACATCTTCGCGGTCAATTATAATGTTCTCAGAATATTGTCCGGTATGGGCGGCCTTGCTTATTCCAATTAAATATGATATCCGAAGACATCGCTGTGATATCCATAATACAATCTTTTCATTTTTCAATTTATAATTATTTTTTACAGATAATGATGTCATTTTCACTCTAAAAATCTCACAATATTTACAATATAACATTTATTGGTAATGTATTTTGCATCTTTCATAATATTCATATAATACAATGAAAAAATAAATAATATATATATATCATAAAACTCTTAAACCTATATCTAATATAATCGTCGTTAATCGTCGTTAATCGTCGTTAATAATGATATCTTCAAGATATGGCGCGAGAATCTCGTTGACGATAAACTCTGGTTTGAATTCGTCATAATTCATAAAGATTTTGAGGAGTTGCTC